CCCGTCTGTACACAACACTGTGTCATCTCCTAGGGCTAATATTGATATTATATCGTCCAAAACTTTCTTTATCACGTCTGGTATATACTTACTCATTGCATATATGTGGCAAAATACATTTATTATTGTGTTGCCCAGTGATGTATGTTGGTCGCCTGATTTTCTGGTACCATATATGAAAAATTTTATTCGTTGTAACATTTTCCTACCTGATTCATCTGACACATACAATGTGCCATGGAACTCCAGGCATTGCATTAGCCACATACTAAATTCTTCATCTTCTGGGTTTAAGTACATATAGACCATTATTTCCATGACTAGTAACCATTGGTTTATTGATGCGTCAAATCTACTATGGTCAGATTTATAGAAGTGTGGGTTTTTCTTTGTTGCTAGTTGGTGATCCATCCACCTTCCTATTGTCACTCTATTGTGGCCTGTAGAGTAATAAGTTATCCCTTGTATGCAATCTAACACTTCATCGACATTTGTAAAGTTCCAATGTTGCGCGAGTAATTTTGACATTGTTTTTATTCTTGGTCCGCCTACCACATCAAATTCAGGGTGTCGCCCCGATATTAACCTTGGATCTATATCCTCGATATAGTCATCCTCATCCCTATATTCTGGTCTAAAATGTGCCTCCATCTTCATAAACGCATTGATTTCAATCTTTTTCTGTTCAATGATTGGTTGTTGCTCATTTTCATCAATGCCTGCTTGTTTGTCTTTGATTTTCTGGGGTTTTAAACTGCTAACCCAATCTGCCAATGATGGGGCCTCATACATTTTTACTGGTATTAGTGTATCCATATTTGTGTGCGCCCAGGTGAGTAACTCCATGCATTCTTTCTCATCATATGGCAATATCTCCGCCATTTGCCTGTTTCTAATTGCTCTATGTGCATTGCAAATACAATTCTTTGGATATATGACATTGTTGTCCCAACATTGGGAGTATGTGTACCACAGCTGATCTGCCGAACTGCACAAGGGTATAGATACATCTATCTCTGAGTCAGCTTTTTGTGGTTTAAAAGTTTC